ACGTCGCGCCGCGTGACGTACCTGAACAACCACTCGCCTCAGAAGTGGATGCCCGCCGCCTCGGCTACTCAGTGGACCGTGACCAGCGACGCCAATCACCTCAGCCAAGAGGGTATGGACAGGTTCGCCAGGATCAGCGCGGACCGCATCGCTGCGGCTCTCATCAGCATCGCGATCTAGCAGGAGGTGACTGTGGCGACCGTTGACGTCGGCGACCTTTTGCCGGACTTCCTGTTCACTGTCACCAGCAATGTCGACGGCGAGGCGGCGGCCCCGTCGTCGTTCACCGTGGTCCTGACCGCCCCTGACAACAGCACGCCTGCGGTCACGGTCGACAACCCGAGCACGGGCGTCTACTCCGTCGAGTACGTGGCGACCATGGCCGGCCGGTACCGCGCGGTCGGCACAGCGACGGGCAACGACACGGACGGCGTCAGCGTCCTGGAGTGGAACGTGTCGGCGGTCGCGCCGGGCACGATCCTTTCTCTCGACGACGCGAAGACGTACCTGCGCTTGAGCATCAGCAGCAGCGACGACGAGGTCCGCGCGGTCCTTGAGGCCGTGTCGGACGTGTGCGAACGGTTCACCCGGAAGACGTGGCGGCGGACCACGTTCACGGAGACGTTCAGCTCGGACTGCTCGCCGTACCTGTACCTGCGTCACAGTCCGGTCATCAGCGTGTCGTCCGTCGTCGAGGCCGGCGTGACGATCACCGAGTACGTGCTGAACAAGCGCGAGGGCGTGCTGCAGCGCGGCACGTACGACAATCCGTACGGCTGGGTGTCCGGGTTCGAGCACATCACGGTGACGTACGTGGCGGGCCCGGCTGACGGCGTGGTGCCGGCGAACATCCTGCAGGGGTGCCGGCTGCTGCTGCAGCACATGTGGCAGACGCAGCGGGGCGGCAGCAACACGGGCCAGCTGGGCATCGACGGCGAGTACGACGCGCGCCTTGGGTTCTACATCCCGAACCGTGTCCGGCAGGCGTGGGGCGAGCCGAGGATTCTGGTGCGCTGATGGCGCGGATCACGTGGGCGCCGGAGGTCATCGACGGCGTCCTGGCCGCAGTGCGCGCTCTCGACGGGTACCGGGCGCCGACGGACACGACGGATGGCATTACGGTCTACGACGGCCCCGAGGCACGCTTCTACGGCGACCTCGACGGCAGCTACCTGATCGTCGGCTACGGCGGCGAGGACGAGCTGGACCCGGGCGACCCATCCAGTGAAGCGACCGCGGGTGACATCACGATCCGCACGATGGCGTCGCCGGNCCGNCCNAAGGCNAACACGGACACNCTCGAGTGCCTGGCNGTCTACCAGACGGGCGACTTCAACGTGTCCGCCGCGAGGACCGCTGTCGTCACCATCGGGTCGCAGGTGGACACCGCGCTGCGGAACGCGCCGCGGGTGGGGACGTCCACGGACTCCAGTGGCGCGCAGGTGATCCAGGTCTACGTGTCGTCGTGGTCCCTGCGGAACTACCTGCGGGGAACGCTGCTGGTTGCCGAGCTGCGGTTCACCGTCACCTACTCGACCCACACCTGATCCGCGAGGAGCCATCGTGTCCGTCCGACTGAAGAACGTCAGCCCTCTCGGCGACCTTGACGTCCCCGTGCTGGGCCGGGTCGTGAAGTTCGGCGAGGAGTTCGACTGCCCGGAGGCCATCGCGGGCCGCGAGCCCGGCGAGGACGACCCGGGCGCCGGTCTCCTGGCGGGCTACTTCGAGCGCGTCACCAGCAGCAAGCCGGCCAAGCCGTCTGTCACCCCCGCCACTACTCCCGCAGAGGACTGATCTCCGATGGCTACCCCTCAGGACTGCTCGGTCGGCGCGGTCGCCGAGTCGACCTACAAGACGTACGTCGCGCCGACGCGGACGTTCGAGTTCACGTCGGAGACGTTCGACTGGCAGAAGGACGTCAAGCAGGGCCAGGGCATGCGGGTGTCGTCCCGTGTCNCCCGNTCGGGCCGGCGNGTGGTCNCCAAGGGCGAGGCCAAGGGNGACCTGGAGATGGACGTCGTCAACAAGGGCATGGGCCTGCTGTNNAACGCGGCGTTCGGNNCNNNNACNGTCACGCAGATCAGNGCNACCANNGCNTACCAGCACGTCTACACCCTGGGNGACNNCCCNCCGTCGCTGACGATCCAGAAGGGCGTCCCGCAGGTCGACGGCTCGACGATCAACGCGATGTCCTACCTGGGCTGCATGGTCGAGTCGATGGACCTGGAGTCGGCCAACGGTGAGATCCTCACCGCGAAGTTCTCGTTCGATGTCGGCGACTACACGAACTCCCAGTCCCTGGCGTCGCTGGCGTACCCAACGACCCCGGAGCTGTTCCACTTCGGTCTCGGCGAGGTCAAGCTGGGCGGGACGGTGACGGTCGCGACGACCACAGCAATCGCCACCTCGACGGGCGCGACGACGACGGGTGTCAGGGACTTCTCGCTGACGCTGAACAACAACCTGAACACCGAGCGGTACAACTACAACGGCGTCGCGTCTGGGCAGGGCCGCAAGGCCAAGCCGCTGGTGGGCCTGCGGGAGATCACCGGCAAGTTCACCGCCGAGTACGACGCGACCACCTACCGGGACGCCTACCTGGCGGACACGGACGTGCCGCTGCTCGTCACCTTCACCGGGTCGACGATCGTCAGCGCCAACAAGTACGTGCTGCAGGTGGTCATCCCGTCGGCGAAGCTGGACTCGGGGACGCCGCAGAGCAACGGCGGNGACCTNATCACNGTNGAGCACAACTTCNCGNTNCTGGANGGCCTGNNCGCGTCGCACGCCGATNCAGCTGGTGTACGTGACCACGGACACCGCGGTCTGANATGCCCGCCGACATCCGCATCGCTGGCGTGGAGGCGATGCGGGTGTTGGCGCGCGAGNTGGACCGNGCCGGCCAGTCCGGGCTGAAGGTCGAGCTGAAGAAGGAAGTTCAGCGGTTCGTCCGCGACAACGGCATCCGCGAGGCGGTCGCGGAGTCGGCGATGGACCTGCTGCCCGGGGACGGCGGGCACGTCCGGAAGCCGGCGCCACGCGGGAAGCGCAAGGACGGCACGCCACGCAAGCCCCGTCCGCGCAGTGAGCGCAGGTCCCGCAAGTCGGTGCCGCTGAACAAGGTCGTGGCCCGCGCGAAGGTGAAGACGGTGGCGAACTTCCGTGGCCGGCTGGTCGGGGTGTACGTCATCGGCAGCCAGTCGAAGGCGGGCAAGAAGCGGGACCTGGAGTCGATCAACCGGGGCGTGGTCCGCCACCCGACGTTCGGGCGGAAGCCGTGGCAGGCACAGCGGGTCACGCCCGGGTTCTTCGACCGGCCTCTTGAGGGGGAGGTCGCGAACGACTTCCGCCGGCACATCTTCCGTGCCATCAACAACATCCGTAAGCAGATCACGTCCAGCGGGGGCGGGCGTGCTGCTGCGTAGCCGAGAGGACAGGCTGTGCACGTCGTCGTCGCTGGAACCGCGTACCACTTCAACGCCCTGAACAAGGCGTCCCTGCTGGACCTGATCGAGCTGAAGAAGCAGACGGGCCTGTCGACGGGCGACCTGGAGAAGCTGGTCGGCAAGCTCGAGGACGCGAAGGACGACCCGGAGTTCTCGTTCATCGACGACGAGGGCAACCTGATCGCGCTGGCGGTGATGATCTGGCTGGCGCGTCGCCGGGCGGGTGAGCGGTCGCTGAAGTTCGAGGACTCGGCGGACGTGCCGCTGGACGAGATCGCGTTCGTGGCCGAGGACTCCGACGACGAGGACGACGCGGAGTCGCCGGACCCCTCCTGATCCCGGGCTGGCGGGGCGGTCGTTCCCGGGCCGCTGCCCGGCGCGCCGAGCGTGCCGGGGCGTTCCCGGTGAAGGACGTGGAGCGGTCGCTGTACGAGCACCTGTTGCAGGTGACGTTCGTCTGGCCCGGGATCACCCACGACAACGTGTGGTCGATGCCTTACGACATCTGGTGCTTGTACGTGGAGCACGTGGAGACCTTCCTGCGGTTGAGGGCTGGGGCCCCCGCGGTGACCTGACGGCGCGCGCGATCGGGGGTGTGCCGTGGCTGACGGTTCGGTGACGTTCCGGCTGTTCGGGCAGGACGTGTCTGCGTCGAAGGCGCTGCAGTCGGTGGGCCGGCACGCGAAGCAGACGGCGCGGGACCTGGACAACGTGGACCGGGCGTCGTCGCGTGCGGGCCGGTCGTCGTTCGACCTGGGTCAGACGATGCGGGCCGGGCTGGGGTCGGCTGCATCGGCGGGTATCCGTGCGGTCGCTGCGGGGTTCACTGCCCTGGCTGCTGCTGCGGGCGCGGCGACGGCGGCGATCGCGGTCACGGGCGTGAAGACGGCCGCGTTCAACGAGCAGGCGATGATCAGCCTCAACACGCTGATCGGGTCGGCGGACAAGGCGCAGGAGCACTTCGCCGACCTGAAGGAGTTCGCGGCGTCCACGCCGTTCGAGCTGCCGGGGCTCGTCGAGGCGGACCGGCTGATGCTGGGCATCGGCATGCGCGCCCAGGACGTGATCCCGTACCTGCGGCTGTGGGGCGACACGTCGGCGGCGCTGGGCCTGTCGCAGGAGCAGTTCTCGCGGATCATGCTGGCGAACAGCCAGGCGATGAGCGCCAGCCGCTACTCGATCGAGGATCTGAACCAGATCACCGAGAACGGCGTCCCGGTCTACAAGCTGCTGTCGGACGCGCTCGGCAAGTCCGTGCCGCAGATCCGGGAGATGGCGACCGAGGGCCGGCTGACCACGGACGTGTTCAGCAAGCTGTTCCCGGTCATGCAGAAGAACTACACGGGCTCGATGGAGCGTCAGGCGCAGACGCTGTCGGGTGTGTGGTCGACGCTGAAGGACACGTTCAGCCAGGGCGCTGCGGACGCTCTGGTGAACGGCGGTGCGATTGACGCGCTGAAGCGCGCCATCACGGACGCGATGCCGATGGTCGAGCGATTCTTCGGGTGGCTCGGGAACGTCGGCATCCCGAACCTCATGCGGATCTCGCAGACGGTCGGTCAGTCGATCGGGCCGGCGCTGCGGGACATGGGCGCCTACCTGTCGGACAACCGGGAGACGTTCGTCGGCCTGGTGAACGCGTTCATCGCACTGACCCGCGCTGCGGCGCCGCTGATCTCGACGCTCGGGCCGGTGCTCATCTCTTCGCTCGAGGCGACGCTGCTGGTCATCCAGACCCTCGGCCGGTCGCTGGCCGCCGTGCTGGACCTGACGGCGTCGGCCCTGGACGCGGTGGGCCGGGTGCTCCCGGGTTCGATGGGCGCCAGCGCGCGGAACATGGCGGCCAACGTGCGGGCGTTCGCGCAGCAGGCGAAGCGTGACTTCGACGCGATCAGCGACCCCACCATCAACGTGCACATCCGGCCCGTCATGTACTCCAGCGGCCTGCCGGGTGGCTCGGTGTACGACCAGCAGGTGCCGGGCGCCGCGGGTGCTGCCCGCCGGATGACGACGACGCCTGTCGCGAAGATGGGGTCCGGCATCCCGGACCTGGGGTACATCGGCGGTGGCGGTGGTATCGGCGGTGCCGGCGGTGGGGCGGGCGCGAAGGCTGCCGAGACGGCCCGCAAGAACGCCATCAAGCAGGTCGGGAAGAACCTCGGGAAGGACTTCGCGAAGGCGCTGCTGTCGTCACGGGCGGACCTGGCCCGGGCGTTCGACACGCTCATGGGCAACCTGGCAGAGGCGGGGGACCGGCAGGCGAAGAACATCGCCAAGCGGGCCCGGAAGCGGCTGCTGGACCTGGCGAAGACGCACGACCGGATCACGGCGCAGCTGAAGAAGGCGCAGGACAAGCTGCGGGATCTGCGCCGCGAGTCGGCGTCGTTCATGCGTGAGGTCCGCGACAACATCGTCGAGTCCGGGAACGTCGCATCCCAGCCTGGGTCGTTCGGGCAGATCACGTTCAACCTGAACAAGGCGCTGTTCCGGGCCAAGCAGTTCGCGTCGGTCATGTCGCGGCTGAAGGCGGCCGGGCTGGACCGCACGAGCATGCGTCAGCTGATGGAGGCGGGCCCGGACGCGCTGGAGTCGGCGTGGTCGATCCTGAACAGCGGCAAGGGCGGCATCTCGCAGATCGCCGAGCTGCAGAAGCAGCTGCGCGCCGCGGGGACCGCCGCCGGCACGACGGGCTCTGTGGCGCTGTACGACGCGGGCATCAAGGCCGCGGACGGGCTCGTGAAGGGCCTGCAGAAGCGTGAGGGCGCGATCGCGAAGGTGATGCGGCGGGTCGCCCGGCAGATGATCCGAGCCATCAAGAAGGAGCTGGGCATCCGGTCGCCGTCGAAGGTCGCCGAGGGTATCGGCGGCTACTTCGGTGACGGGCTGATCCAGGGCATGGCGAAGAAGATTCCGCTGGTGAACGCGACCGCCGCGGGGATGCTCGATGCCACCGTGTCCGGCGGCTACCAGGCGTACCGGCCGCCGTCGGTGACTGCCGCCGTCCCGACCGTGAACCACTTCCACTTCCCGGGCGCGGTCATCGGCAGCGAGTCGCACATCGTCCGGACGGTCGAGGCGGCCCAGTCGAGGGTGNCCGGCCAGGGCCGCAGGCGCTGAGGGGAGCGACGTGGCTGCCGGGCTGTACGACTCCATCAAGGTCGAGGTCGAGTTCAACCCGGCGCTGGGCGTCTTCACGGACCTGACGGCGTTCGTGGACATGATCGACGGTGTGAAAGTCGAGTTCGGGCGGGCGTCCGAGTTCGAGGAGGTCAGCGCCGGGACGTGCACGCTGACCCTGTGGAACGACACGGGCGCGTTCACCACCGACAACCCGCTGTCGCCGTACTTCCCGAACGTCGTCGAGGGCCGACGGCTGCGGGTCGTCGTCACGAAGGGCGCGACGACCTCGACGCGGTTCTTCGGCCGGATCGCGGCGTGGGACCCGTCGTTCGCGGACGGCGAGCCGAACAACGCGACGACCGTGGTGACTGCGGTCGACTGCTTCGCGCTGCTGGCGCGGCGGGTGTACAAGTGCGACTACTCGGAGCGGTGGGAGGCGTCGGCCCGCACCTACGGGATCGACTTCTGGCCGCTGGACGACAAGGACTCCGACGGTAACGGGATCTCCAACCCGGTCACGTTCAACAACTCCACGGGTGGCCCGACGGGGTTCGTGGAGTACACCCGGTCGGGTGTCGGAACGGTCACGATGGAGGACCCGGACGGGGTCATCCTCGACGGGTCGGTGTCGCTCGAGAGCGTCGCCGGCAGGGGCCCGGTGCTGGTGTTCGAGACAGCCCAGGCGTCCGTCGAGGCGGTCGTCGTGCCGTTCCGGACCGCCGAGGTGTACGACGGGAACGTCAAGTGGATCGCATCCGGGCGTAACGCTGCCGGTGCGGTCGTGTGGTCGCTGCGGGTCGACAACAACGCGGGCCAGACGGACCTGAACCTCTACAACGGCGCGGACGCGCTTGCGGCGACGATCTACTTCAACTGGTCCCCGGTCGGCGGGACGGTCGGCGACGACCAGTGGTTCACGCTGCAGCTGACCAGCGACGCCACCGACACGAAGGCGTGGCTGGTCCGGTCGTTCGACCAGTTCACTACGAACTTCGACAGCATCGCGCTCGGCACCCTGGACATCCGGTCCACCAAGTACGTGGTGCTGGGCGGCAAGTACAACCCGCTGACCCGCAACCGGAACCAGTCGGCGTGCCTGAACGCGCGGTTCGGTGCGGTCGCGATGAGCGACACGAAGTTCTTCACCGGGTACCTGCACGTTGGGTACATGGCCGTCAACCAGACGGAGCCCGCCTACACCCGACTGCAGTCCGACCTCGTCACCTACGCCGGGTTCGGGACCACCACGGTGTCCGGCGCGGACAACCCGAACGTGATGCTGAAGCGGCTCACCGGTCGCACCGCAGACGAGTGCGTGAACGAGTTGGCGCGGACGATCGGTGGGGTCGTCTTCCCCCGGTACGACCTGATCGACGACACCCGGTTGTGGCTGAAGCGCGCCGACTCGATGCGGGTCCCGACGGTGATGCTGACCGTCGACGCCGAAGCCGACCTGGACGCGTCGAACGGGCTGCCGCTCATCCGGGACACGGCGTCCAAGCCGACCCGGGTCACCGCCACGTGGCCCGCCGGCCAGGTCACCGCGACCGCCGACGAGACACGGGAACGGCTCGACGAGACGGTCGACACGACCGCAGCGACGGAAGCCCAGGCGCTGTCGGTGGCGACCGCCCAGCTGAACCGGGCGACGTCCACCCGGATCAAGCAGCTGCGCCTGGACCTCGTGCACGCCCAGAACGACCTGTACGCCGCCGCCCTGGCGCTGCAGCCGGGCGCCCGGGTGCGACTGTCGAACCTGCCACCGACGGCCCTCGGCGTCACGTCCGCAGACTCCTACGTGCAGGGCTGGACCGAGACCTGGACGATCGACAGCGCCGTCTTCGACCTGGACCTGTCGCCGGCGGACTCGCCCGTCGAAGGCATCTTCGACGACGCCGAGTACGGGCGGTTCTCCTCCGGTGGAGCGCTGTCGCTGGCGTACCCGCTGACGAGCGCCGCCACCGCACCCGTCATCCACCCGACGGTCACCGGGACCCCCGTGTTCACGACGGACTCGGCGATGTACCCGGTGGACGCCGACCTGCTCGGCGAGCGGGTGACGGTGTCGACAACGCCCTCGAGCGTGACCCGCACCAACCGGTGCACGAACCCGTCGTTCGAGACGGGCACGACCGGCTGGGGGACGGCGGGCGGGTATACGGCCGCCACCTACGCGACGTCGACAGTCCGCTACCTGTACGGGTCGCAGTCGCTGCTGGTGACGTGGGGGAACGTGACCGCTGCGGCGTCCAT